GAAGTATCCTAGTTACCGTTATATTGGTGACGCAAGGAGTATTATATTTTGGTATTTTCTAGGTAGGTTTATATTACCTAAACTATTACCACCATCGTGTGCGTTAATGACATGTTACTTATTAAGAATTTGTGGTTTCAAGGTAGGAGACCACGTACAACCAAAGACACTTTACAAGGAGTTAGATGATGCAGCTAATTATAATAGCTGGACAAGCTGGGGTTGGAAAGACTACGCTAGCACATATAATTGCTGCTGAAGTATTTGGTTTAGGTCTTGTCCCTAAGCTTTTGTCTTTTGCTGGCCCGCTAAAGGCTATGGCAGACGAAAAAGGCTATAGTAAAGATGATAATCCAAAAGAATATAGAAAGTTTTGTCAATCTTATGGCGCTGCTAAGCGTGCCGTGAACGATAACTATTGGATAGAAGAGCTGAATAAAGATATTAAGAAAGCTAGCGAAGAAGAAGCAAAGGCAATGGCTTCCTCTAACAAATATTGGGAACGTTGTGTTATCATAGATGATTGTAGATATCCTAATGAAGTAGAGTACGGTTTAAATAACAAGGGTACTTTAATCTTCCTTTCTTCTGGTAACAGAAAGATTGTTGATCCAAAGGAACGGTGGAGAAACCACCACTCTGAAGATATGGCTAAACTTATTGACAACGGAGCCAAAGAGTTTAGAAAATTATTTAACTGTTTGATTAAGAACCAAGGTACTATAGAAAATCTTAGAGAAAAGGTCCATTCTTTTGTTCCTCTTTGGTGTGGTGTAATACCCACTGACAATCAGGAGTACAAGGATGAGCACGTTGATGATCTTACAAGATGTATAACTGAACTGATTGATCTCCTCTTATTAGGTAAGCTTGATGAGGAGGAGGATGATGAGGAAGAAACCTAGAAAAGCTTTTTTAGATGGCGATATCCTCGCATACCAGACGGCGTTCTGGGCAGAGGTAAACGATCCTGATGATTTTCCTATTAAGTTGGAGAAGCTGGTTAAGCAGTGGACTCCTGATGGGGTAGATGATATTACAATAGCACTGTCTTGCTCAAGAGTAGACAACTTCAGAAGAAATATATGGCCTGATTATAAGGCTAACAGGGAAGATCTCTATATACCAGAGTATTTATTAGATGTGAAGGACCACATGAGATATAAGTACAAGTGTAAAGAATTACCTTCCTTAGAAGCAGACGATATACTTGGGATATACACATACTCTAACAAGGCTATTGCTGTTACAATAGATAAGGATCTTAAAGGGGTATGTGGTTGGCACTATAACCCTAGAAAAGATGAGGAGTTACGGTTTATAACTAAGAAAGAAGCTAGAAGATTCTTCTTTGAACAGTGGATGACTGGAGATTCTGTTGACGGTTTGCCCGGACTATGGAGAATCGGTCCCAAAACAGCACAGAAGATGCTAGAAGAGTGGGATGAAGGGGATTGGGAGGGGTGTATTATTGAACTATATACTAGTGATAAGTACAAACCGAAGAAGAAGTACGATATGTCCTCTAAAGATGTAGCTGTGGCTATGGCTCAGTGCGTAAACATATTAACCACAGAGACTTACAACTTAAAAACAAATAAAATTAGTCTATGGGTACCTAAAGATGGGTAATAAAGACAATAAGGAGAAAACATGGACGAATTCCAGAAGTTTGTAGTGACAAGTAACTACTGCAGATGGCTAGATGATGAGAAGCGGAGAGAGACATGGCGTGAGTGTGTCGATAGGTATTATGATTACTTCTTGGATCGTTTTCCTGCTATTAAGGAAGGTCACCTTGAGGAGTGGAATGATATTAGAGAGATGACATTTAATCTTGAGCTGTTTCCCTCTATGAGGGCTCTCATGACTGCTGGAAAGGCAGCTGATAGGGACGATACTTGTTTATATAACTGTTCTTATTTACCTATCAACTCAATCCAGTCTTTCTCAGATATATTATATATCTTATGTTGTGGGACAGGGGTAGGATTCTCTTGTGAACGATCAGAGATTGATAACCTTCCTACAATACCTACTATTAACCGTGTTGAAGATAACTATATTGTAGTTGGAGATTCACGTGAAGGGTGGGCTAGAGCTTACAGTGCTTTACTAAGTTCTCTATACAATGGCATACACCCAACATGGGAAACCCACCTTGTACGACCAAGAGGATCTAGGCTTAAGACATTTGGTGGAAGAGCCAGTGGACCTGAGCCTTTAGAAAAGTTATTTAAGTATACAGTTAATATGTTTTATAAACAAAGCGGACAGAAGTTAACCTCTCTTAATGTACACGATCTTGTTTGTATGATCGGAGAGGTTGTAATCTCCGGAGGAGTACGCAGGTCGGCTTTGATATCTTTGTCTGATCTTGATGATAGAGAAATGTCTAAGGCTAAGTCTGGACCTTGGTGGGAAGGATCGAGTCACAGATCCCTATCTAATAACTCTGCTGTTTATGAAGCCAAGCCTACACTTAGTAGGTTTATGGAAGAGTGGGCTTTGTTATATGATTCTCGAAGCGGTGAACGTGGTATATGTAATAGAGAAGCAATGAATAACATTGCTGAGCGAAGTTACAGAAGTAAAGCTAAGTGGGGAACTAACCCGTGTAGTGAAATTATATTGAGACCTAAGCAATTCTGTAACTTGTCAGAGGTTGTTATAAGATCCCATGATACTGAGGCTACTCTTAGACGTAAGGTTAGGATGGCTACTATTCTCGGTACAATCCAATCGGCGTGCACTAAGTTTACTTACTTAGATCATGAGTGGAAAAATAACTGTGAAGATGAAAGATTATTAGGTGTCTCCTTTACGGGTATATATGATAGTTTGCTAACCTCATCAAACAACGAGACACTGAAAGATCTATTAACAAAGCTTAAAGAAGAAGCACATTTAACAAACGAAAAGTGGGCAGAGATTATAGGGATTGAGAAGTCTAAGTCTATCACTTGTTGTAAACCAAGCGGAACTACTTCGTGTGTTGCTAATACATCATCAGGAATCCATCCTAGATTCTCTGAGTATTATATTAGGCGAGTCAGGATAGACACAGACAACCCCTTGTGTGCCTTTATGAAGGACCGAGGTGTTGTCCACGAATCTTGTGTTACTAGAGGAGACACAACTACTATCTTCTCTTTCCCGGTAAAGTCACCTAATGAAGCTACAACATATACCCACTATAATCCGCTTGATCATTTAGAGTTGTGGCTTACTTATCAAAAATATTGGTGTGATCATAAACCATCGGTTACAGTAAACTATACAGACAATAGTTTTCTTTCAGTAGGTCAATGGATATATGCTAATTGGGAATGGGTTTCTGGTATATCTTTCTTACCCCAAACAGATCATGTATATGAACAAGCCCCATTCGAGGCTATAAGTAAAGAACATTATTTAGAAATGGTGGAACAAACCCCAGCTAATATTAACTGGGAGAATCTATCGTTCTATGAACTTGAAGATACAACAACCAACACACATACACTTGCGTGTAGCGGTGGTACGTGTGAGGTTGTGGATTTAGTGGAGAACTAATATGAGTATGTTGCATAATAAAGCCACAGTTTATCGTAAGATGCGTATGAACGCTCAAGTACTGCCAGCTGAATTGGTTATAGTTATTAAAGACATTGATCAAAGACTCTTGGCTTTAGAGAAAGGTAATACAAATGAAACAGGAATGGAAGAACCTAAGTCTACTGGACGTAGACCTAGCAAAGTTTCTAAGAAAAAAGTACCCGCCTCTTGAATATAATCTAGAGAAAGACTCTGATGAGTTTATTAGAGAAGCAATCTTTAGAGCCGGTCAACGAGAAGTAATCTACACGATAGAACATATTATCGAACTTCAGAAAAAAGGAGTAAGTAATGCCTAGTATCAATCCTGAACAAGCTATGATGCAGGGAATGATGGGAATGATGGGTGGAGGAGAACAACAACCTCCAGTACCCCCGCCCCCAACAAAGGGTCAACCCTCCTCAGTAGAATCAGCTAGTGCAGGTGGCGATGTTATTCTAGGTCATTTAACTCCCGGTGAAATTGTTATTCCTTTAGATATTATTAGTGAGCCTTTGTCTAAGAAGAAGATTGATGTTATGTTCGAAGGAGCTGGTCTTGACCTTACTCAATATACTGTAGGCCATAAGAATAATAATATCAACAAAGAGACAGGCAACCCACAGTTTGGGCATAGTAGTAAAATAAGAAAGGCTAAGTGGGAAGCTATTGCTAAGGCTAGAGCTGCAGCTAAGCAAGCCAAGGCTGATATCCGAAGGCAGATACGCGGATTCAAGAAACATATGGCTGAGGAAGCGGCAAAGATGAGGCAAGAACACAAGGAGAAGGTGCGGACAATGAAAGCAAGGACTATGGTTACAGATAAAGGTTATCAAGAGAAGCTGAGTATGTTTGCAAAGGAAGAAGCTAATCTTGGTGTGCGACCCGGTGTTGAAGCTGGTGGTGATGTAGGTATTTCTCCTGAAGGTAGATCGCCCGGTATGCAAGCAAGTTCTTGGAGGCGTAGATCACGTAGGGGTGCTAGGAGATTAGAAGGGAGACCCTCATGATTAGAAACCATCCTTTATTCTTTGGGGGCGGGCCGAGTGGAGAGATACCTCAAGGTTTATCTGCAGCAGATCAAAGGAGTCTCTTAGAGAAGGAGGCAGAGTTATCTGCTGAAAGAGATTTAGCACAAAGAGAGTTCTTGGCCGAACAAGAAGCACAAAGAGCAGCACGAGAAGATGCTCAAAGAATGATGCAGCAACAAGAAGAAGAAGCTAGAATATCTGAACTAGAAAGACTTGAAAAAATGGGTGCTGATGTTTCGGAAAGTATTGAAGAACCTAAAGATGTTGATACATCTGTTGCTGATATGTTTGCCTCGCTTGCTTTTGGTACTGATTTCATTACTGAAAGTGAAGAGGAAGAGGAAACAACAGAGGAAACAAGACCTGAATAAGGGGAATAACTAATGGTCGATATCGCAAAACGATTCAAAATTCTTGATAGTTTACGGTGGTCTAAACTAGAAAGATCTCGTTATTGTGCATCGCTTACTATTCCATCTCTATTACCACCACAAGGGTGGACAGAGCAAAGCCAACTACCCCAACCATTTAGTTCTATTCCTGCACGAGGTGTTACAGCTATGGCTAGTCGAATGCTTAGTGCATTGTTGCCGTTAAATGATATGCCTTTCTTTAAATTCGAGATGGGTTCTGGTATTGAACCTGAGGTAGAGGTACAGGTCTATCTATCTAATCTTTCACAACAAGTTTATACTAAGTTATCGGCTGGTAACTTAAGAGAAACTATTTACCAAGCACTACAACATCTTATTGTTATTGGTGATGTTTGTATTATTATGGATGATGATATGAACTTTAGGGTTGTAAGATTAGATAGATATGTATGTCGTAGAGATGTTTATGGTGAAGTAGAAGAATGTATTATGGTTGAATATGAGTCGCTTCCTGAGGCTATGAATAGTGACGATTATTTAATGTCTTCTTCAGAGGGAATGGATAATAGACAGGGATACAAAGAAGTATACATGAGAATTGTTGTTAAGGATGGTGTCTGGACAATAACAAGACAAGATGCTGATGGTAATGCTCTCCAAGGTGGTGGTGAATATACTACACCCCCCTTTATAATGCTTAGGTGGGTCGGTGTACCCGGAGAGAACTATGGTCGATCACATTGCGAGGATCTAATTGGTGATATCAAAACCCTTGAAGGATTTACTGAGGGGTTGATTAATGGTATCTCTGCTGCTTCACTGTTTTGGCAGGGTGTTGACCCAACGGGTATTACTGAGATAGATGATCTTGCTGGATCTCCTTCTGGGTCTTTTGTTGCTTCAAGACCTAACGAAGTCTTTACAATCTCACCTGCACAAACCATGAACCCCCAGATTGGTGCAACACAAACCGGTGTAGATATATTACGTAAGGAAATAGGAAGAGCTTTCTTATTAGACTCCGCTAGCATACCCCAAGGTGAAAGGGTTACAGCTACTGCTGTTAGAATGATTGGTCAAGAACTTGAACACGTTCTTGGCGGAGCATTTTCGGCTATTGCTAGAGATTTGATGGAGCCTATTGTAAGACGAACTGTATTTCTTATGACTACCAACAGTGAGATAGATGAAAGACTTCAGGATATGTTTACTGAAGAGGGTGTCTTAAGTGTAGCTATTGTTACTGGTTTACAGGCTCTTAGTAGAGACTCTGACCTACAAAAACTAATGCAAATGGGTGAGATGGTTAGAAACTTACCAGAAGTTGCAGCTGCTATGTTTAGATGGGATCAGTATGGTCGTGCTCTTATTAGCTCATTAGGATTTAATGCTGAGCTGTGGATAAAGAGCGAAGAAGATGTTAAGAATGAACAGATGGAACTTGCTCAAGCGCAAGCACAGATTCAAGGTTCTGCTGATAGTACAAAGATGGTTAATCAAGCTATGACTGAAGGTGGTCTCCAAGCAGCAATGCAAGACTTAGAACAAACTGGTGGTCAGGGCATACAACAGGCAATGCAGCAAATGCAAGGAGCTCAATAGATGGCAACAGAATATACAACCTCTTTTTCTACAGCAACTGAAGGTGGCTATAAAACTAGAGAAAGTGCTAAGTCTTCTGCCTTATCTAGTGCTACTAATTCTTTATCAAGCCTAACTATAGATGCTGATGTTGATGTTATAGAAAATAAAACAATAATAGCTGGAGCTGTGGTAGTTGATTCATTTGATACGGCTGCTTCGGGTACTATAACGATTTCTAGTGCTGCTGATATAAAAGCCCAGAT